GGACGGACGCCCAGTCGTGGTTCTCGGTGACGAACTCGCCCTCGTCGTGCAGCAGCGCCCGCACCCCGGACAGGAAGTCGTGCGGATCAGGGACGTGGGCCAGTACGTTGGTGGCGGTAACCAGGCGGGCGTGACCTTCCCGCGCGGCCAGGCGCCGGGCCAGCGAGTAGGTGAAGAACTCCTGCTCCACCGGGATGCCCCGGCCCGCGCACCGGTCCGCTTGCCCCGTCGGCTCGACGCCCTGCACCCGTACGCCCGGGGCGGCCCGGCGTACCGCGTCGAGCAGAGTGCCGTCGTTGGCGCCGATGTCCACCACCAGGTCACCGGGTGCCAGCCCATCGGCCAGGTCATCGGCCAGGTTGCCGAAGTGGCGGCGCAGCGCCGCGGTGTTCCCGGTGGTGTACGGGTGATCGGCCGGGAACAGCTCGCGCTGGTCCACGATGTGAGAGAGCTGAACCAGGCCGCACTGCCCGCATTCCAGCAGCGTCAGCGGGTACAGCTTGCCGTCGTCCCGTTCGGCCATCGGCTGCCGGCCCAGATCCAGGATGGTTTTCAGCACCGTGCCTTTGCAGATCCCGCAATCGGTGACATCACCGCTGGGTACGTACGCCTGTTCCGCGGATGGCATCAGATCCCCGTCACGATCAGCAGAGGCCCTGGTGAACGCAGGCTTTCCGTGGCGGCGTGCCAGGCCGCCAGCGCCAGGGGGTCCAGCGCGCTCAGCGGGGGAGCCGGAGCACGCTGGCTGTTCAGCCGGAGCATAAACGCTTCCGGCGGGATCAGCGGCGGTACCGGGGAACTGGCCTCAGGCATGCTCGCGGTACCACTTCACCGTCTCAGCCAGCCCCCTATCGAAGTACGTCTCCTGCGCGCTGTCCCAGCCGATGTCCTGGATCTTGCCGGTGTCCGGCAGCCGGCGCGGCGGGGAGCCTTGCGGCAGCGTACCCGGGATCACCTTGATCTCCCGGCCGTAGCAGGCGGCGACCCGTTCCGCGACGTCTGCGATGGTGTGCTCGTCCTGCGTGCCGATGTGGTAGATCTCTGCCCCCCGCGCAAGGACACCCCGGCCCGGGCTCAGCAGCAGGGTGAGCTGATCGATGCAGTCATCGATGTAGCAGAACGCGCGGGTCTCCTGACCGGTACCCTGAATCGGGAACTCGATCGGCCCGTTCCCGGGATGCCGCGGCAGCAGGCTGTTCATGCGCAGGCAGAACTCGGGGATCACGTGCTCGCGGCCCATGTCCGGCCCGTAGATGTTGTGCGGCCGGGCGATGACCAGCCGGTCGATGACTCCGGTCCGCTGCCAGGCCAGCGCGGCCAGCTCGGAGGCGATCTTCCCGCCGCCGTAGCTGTACCGGGGGTTGAGCACGTCCGGCACCACCAGCGGGACGTTTTCGGGGGTGGGCACCACCGGGGCGACCTGGTAGGCCTCGGACGAGCTGACCAGCAGCAGCCCAGAACAGCCGGTCGCCTCGCACGCGGACAGCACGTTCAGGATGCCGCGCAGCGCGACGTCGAGCACCTTGCGCGGTTCGGCGTAGAACGTCTGGGTGCCCTGGAGATAGGCCAGGTGGGCTACACCGCCGCAGCCCTGCATGGCCCGCGTCACCACCGCGGGATCTCGCACATCACCGTGCACGAAGTCGATCGGCAGGCCGTTCAGCCGGTCAGACCGGCCACGGCTCATATCGTCCAGGACGCAGATCTCATGCCCGTCCGCGGACAGCCGGCGAGTCAGGGCCGAGCCGATGAATCCTGCTCCGCCGGTTACCAGGTAGCGCATGCGTGGGGCCCCGCTGTTCCCGTTTCACGTGAAACAGCCCTGGCTCCGGTCACCCGCGCAGGCCCCGGCCGCAGAAACTGCCCCCAGCGTACGCCCTTACCGGCTGGTCAGGTGACCAGCAAAGCGAACGTGGCCAGTGCCAGGCCAGCCGCGACCAGCGTCGCCCAGATCAGCCGGGGCTGCACGAACCAGGCTACGAACGCCGCGATCACGAACACGATGAAGGCGAACAGGATCAGGATGCCGTGCAGCCCGCTGACCGTCACCCCGGCCGCGAGAACCCCGGTGGCGTTCACCGGGTCCGGTCGTCCTTGTAGTCGTGGCTGGCGCCGCTGTTCCTGACGGTAGCCTTCTCCTGCCCGGCGGCCTCGGGCTGGCCACCGGTCTGCCCGCCGATGGCCAGCTCCTTACCGGGCGGGTAGACCCGGGCGATGTCGCTCACGTCATTCCTGCTTCGGCTCGATGTCGGCGGCGCCGCGGCTCTCCGGGACCCGCTCCGGGTCGAGCTTCCGGGCGGCCTCGACGAAGTTGGGGTCCTCGTCGCTGACCGGGTTCTCCAGGTTCTCCTCATCCGCGCTGCGCGGCGAGTAGGGGGCGTAGCCGACCGGCGAGCCGTGCGTGTCGACCGCGGCCGAGTCACCGGTCTTGGTGTACTGCTCGCTGCCCGGCTCCGCGGAGACTTCCGCCGGCCGCTCCTGGCTGCTGTCCCTGGTACCGGTGTCCTTGGGGCTGGTGTCCTTGTTCTTGCTGTCCGTGCTGGTCTTGCCGGCGGTGTCGCTCATCGGGTGATCCTCCTCGATCGAGTGCGGGTTCGGGGTGCGGGGCCCTTGGCTGGCGGGACCGGTCAGGTCTGCTTCCAGTTCGTGTCGCTCTCGAACTTGCCGGTCGCCTGGCCCTGCATGTTCGCCGGGCCGCTGTTGTGGTCGACGGACTGCCACTTGCCGAGGTTGCTGTCGGCGGTGGCGTCGTAGGGCTGGCCGGGCACGTTGGGCACAGACGTGATCGGGCCGGAGGCATCGGGCATGGCTTCTCCTGGGTGTGCTGGGCGTACAGGAACTGCTGGTCACGTCTCCCGGACGACGCCCGGGGACCCGGCCGGCTTCCAGCTGGGCGCCCCGGGCGGGGTCCCGTGCTGGCTACGGGCCTTGGGTTTCCCGCTGGTACCCGGGGGCGCCGCGGCGGGCAGCTCAACGTGCGGGTCGGACTGGACGTCCCGGTCCTTGAGCTTGTCGACCGGCTGACTGCCCGGCGCGGAAAAGGCACCCTCGTTGGAGGACACCATGTTCCCGCCCGCCTGGCTGGTGACCCACATCGAGTCCCTGGCCAGGCTGCTGAGGTCTTTCACGGTCAGCCCCGGACCGCCCGGCCGCCGCGCATGACCCGGCCGCCGCCCGGCTGGAACCGCCCGGAGCCGGCCTCAGGCTCGTTGCCCTTGATGCCGGGCAGCTGCGGGCCGCCGGTCGCGTAGCCGGAGTCGTTGGCGCCGGTCCAGTCACCGGTTCCGGACACCGTGTCGGAGGTGGTCTCGTTCCGGTACATGCCGGACAGCTCTGACCCGGGGACGGTGTAGGACACCGAGTCCGATCCGCCGTCGTGCACGACCGCGCCCTGGGAACCGGGAGCCCCGGTGTCCGTGATCTGCGCGTCGGTGACGCCGGTCAGGCCGTCGCTGACCTGGCCCGGCTCGTTGGTGGCGTCCGCGCTGCCGCGGGCCCCGGCCGTGCCGGGCGCGCCTGTGCCGGACGGGAGCGGGCCGCCGAAGATCTCGCTGTGCAGGGCGGGCGGGTACTGCCCCGGCTCCGCCGTCGGGTCGCCGCTGGCCTGACGGCCCGAGTACGGGCGGGGGATGGGAGCTTTGCCGGTGGCCATCGCTGGTCTCCTCTGAATGGGAGCCCGGCTCCTGCTGGCCGCGGGCGGAACAGTTTCGTTCGCTCAGTCGTAGTCTACCCCGGTCAGGCGTTTTAAGCCCTGGCCAGGCGGTTACAGGCGCCCGCCGTATTTGCTCATCAGCTGCGCCTTGGTCTGCATGTTCGCTTCGTCTTCGGTCTCGCCGTGCGCCATCGCGTAGTCGACCCAGGCCTGCTTCGGGTCGGCCGGCTTCGGCTGGTTCATCCCGTCCGCGGGCAGCGGCGGCACATCATCGTCATCCCCGATCGCGCCGCCCTGGGCGTACTCCGCGAACGTGGACGCGATGGCATCCCCGGGCACGGCCGGTTCCATCTGCGCGAACGCATGCGGATCGGACACCGGGGTGAGCCGCGCCGGGTCAGCTTCCACGACCGGCGCAGGCCCGGTGGGCATGAAACTGGTCCCCCCGGCGATGACCGGCCCCCGTGCGGTCCCGGCCGGCTCGGATTGCGGCGCTGGCACCTGCGACGCGGGCGGCGGCAGGGGACGGGCAGCCTCCGGCGGGTCCACCTGGATGGCGTTCCCGGCCCGGATCAGCGGCAGCGCCTCCTCTTCGGGCAGGTCGATGGCGTCCCCCCAGCGGTCCGGCCAGTCACGCCCGTCCGCGCGGCCCCCGGAGATGGTGATGGTCATCCGCACCCAGACGGGCTCGCTCATGATCTGCTCCTGTTCACGGGCGCCAGCCCGAATTTCTCGGCGCCGAACTGGCCGGCGTGCGGGGAGCACTGCACACACTGCCGGTTGCTGCCGTCGTCGCTGTCGCTGATGGTGAAACTACCGGGCAGCGAAATGTGCCCGCACGGCAGCCGGGGCAGTTCCCCGCGCTGGCGGCACGACGGGCACACGACCTGGCCGGTCCGCAGCCGCAGCGCGTTGTCGAGCTTGCCCACACCGCGCTGGCAGAATGAGCACCGCTCGCGCGGTTTCGCGGCTCCGCGCAGCTTCACCCGGTTACTCATGTGAGTAGAACCCCCGCCCGGTGACGCTCAATGTACTCAGCCGCTGCACGGAGCAGTACCGGATTGTCATGAAACGCCCCGATACCGCGGTTGCAGTTACCGCACAGCAGGTCACGCAACTGTCCTGTTTCGTGGTCGTGATCGGTGTGCCCGTTTTTTCCTTCTGCGAGCTGACCACAGATCACGCACAGCCCGTTCTGCCGGCTCTTCCATCCCTGGTACTGCTCCCAGGTGACCTCGATACCCAGTCTGCGCATGTTAGTACGCAAATTCAGGTATCGGCGGCGCTCTGCGTCATTAGCTGTGGTTAGGTTACGCCGCCGGTTCTGTGCCGCCCGGCGCTCCGGCCGGTTATCAGTACGCCGCTGAGCCTCGATGTAGCTCGGGCACTTCAGCAGGCAAGCCCGGCCACACGAGATCTGGCTGTCCCGGACCGGCTGGAACGTTTTTCCGCACTCCGGGTTCTGGCACACACGCGGTCCGAGACCTGCCTTGGCCCGGGCCCCGCCTGTGTGGTGCGGCAGCTGAGCCCGGCAGAAGACGCTACAGGTTCGCTGACCTGGCTTTCGCTGCTGGAACTCGTTACCGCACACTTCGCAGTTCCTCGTCCATCGTCCATCGTTGCTTCTCGGCATCCAGTGACCCCTTCCTGAAGTGAGCTGACCACTTCAGGAAGGGGTCACTGACAGACTGTTACTGAAATACCTGCTAGGCAGCAGCGCCAGCAAAGTATTTGATCGCTCCCGTCTGGTCGACCAGCGTGCCGTCGCCGCGCAGGATCGCGCGGAACGTCACCAGGTCGGTGCCGAACGCGAAGTCGTCGGACCGCTCGAACCGGACCCCGCCGACCAGGCGGACGAAGAACTGGCTGAAGTCCCCGAACGCGATGGACTTGGCGGACAGCGCCATCGCCGGCATGAACGGGTCCGCGACCAGCGGCTTGCCGAGCAGCAGGTCCGGGGACCCGAGCACGGCCGAGGGCTCCCAGATCGGGCGGCCCACGGTGTCGGTGATCTTGCGGAAACCGCCGATGGTCTTGTCCGCGGCCAGCCAGTAGCAGGACCGGCTCTGGCGGTACGGCGCGATGACGCTGTACTCCAGGTCGACCAGGTTGGCGTAGGACGGGGCGCCGGACACACCGGTCGTCGCGCCGGTCACGCCCAGGGTGGCCAGGTTGAGCAGGCCGTTGGGCTGGCCGGTGCCGCTGCCGTTCACCAGGTCCGAACCGAACTTGTTGCCAAGCGCCCGGCCGGCCTGCATGGCCAGGTAGCCGAGCAGGTCGACGGCGGTGTCGTCGATCAGCTCACGGGCGACCTGGAGCAGCACGCCGTACTTGTAGGCGCTCAGCTGCACCATGGAGAACGCCGGGTCGCTGGTCGGGATGGACCCGGCCTGGGCCGCGGACGCCGCGGTGGAGTGACCGGTGGTCTTCGGGACCTGGAGGGTCTCGCCGCCCCCGGTGTTGAGCACGGTCGGGCCGCACTGCATGATGCCGGACACCTCGATGAGGTGGGCAATCAATTGGTCGTAGAAGTCGGTCGGGACGATGGAGCTGGCCACCGTTCCGCCCGCCGTCTGGAGCACGCGGTAGTTGATCGGGCCGGGCGCGCCGTGCCGGATCTCCAGCGAGCGGGGGACACCCTCGTCGCCGCGGGCCCACTTGCGGACCTCTTCGAGCATGTTCCGCTGCTGCACGCCGCCGGGGCCGGCCGGGCCGTTCTGCTGCTTCGGGCGGCCGGACAGCTCATCGAAGGCGTCGTCGGCTTCCTTGGCCCGCTTCTCGGTGTCGAGAACACTCTTGATCCGGGTGTCGAGAGTGTTCATCTCCTCCTGCATCGCGTCCCACTTGCCCTGCTCTTCGGGCGTCATGGCGCGCTGCTCGCCGGCCGCGTCCTCCGCGATCTTCTTGCACTCGTTCCATACGTTTAGCCTGCGATCTCTCAATCGCTTTGCGACTTCTGATGCCACAGTGGTTCCTTCCTGTGTATGGCATCTGCGCTGGCTCCGTCCGTACGCCCCGGGTGGGGGCAGCTACGGCCTCGGCAGATTTTCGGTTGTGCGTCCCCCGCTGGTCAGCGGGGAAGTCTTCGGTCACACCTCGTTGGCCCAGGGGTCTTCCATGTTGGCCTGGAGCGCGATCAGGGCCTGGGCGCCGGTCATCGGCGGCTTGGCGGGCTTGGCGCGCTGCTGCGGCTTCGGCTTGCCGCCGTCGATGTCGGAGCGCTTGAAGAACTCCATCGCGCGGCCTTCGGCCAGCCGGCTCCGGACCTCTTCCGGGTCGCCGGACACCCAGGCAGCCAGCGACTCCACCGCGCCGTTCATGGCGCGGGCGCCGGCGGTGGCGTCGGGGTAGGCCGGGTCGAGCACCGGGGCGACGTCGATCAGGTCGACCGAATGAAGGGTGCGCATCGGGTAGTTGAACTCCGACACGCCCCACTCGTCGCCGCCGGGGAACACCCGGAACGCGAACGAGCTGTGCCGGACGTCGCCGCGCTGCACATATTCCAGCACGTCGGACCGGGAGTTGGGCGGCTCGACGTCGTAGACCAGGCCGGTGGCGTCGATCGCCAGCTTCAGGGTCCGGGCGTGGGTGGTGCCGAGCAGGGCGTCGTCCTTGTGGTTGTACCGGCACACCACGTCCGGCCAGCCGGCCACGTGCGACTCGTTGAACGAGGTGTCACCCACCTGCTCCACGAACCCCCCGAGCCGCCGGGACAGCTTCCCGAAGCAGGCCGCGTAGCCGAAGATGTGCTGCGGGGCCTGGCTGTTGGCCTGGCGCAGTTCCGGCGGGAACCGGGTGAACCGGCGCTCGGGGAACCCGTCCGGGCGGACCTCACCGAACTGGGCCCGGGTGTCGGCGGAGACCTTGATGTCGAACTTGCGGGCCGCGGTCATGATGGCCGGCAGCGACTGCTTGCCGAACGGCGAGCCCGGCGCCTGGGTCAGCGCGCGGCGGGCGGCCTCAGCGTCGTTCAGCGGGAAATGCCGCTTGGTGCGCGGGGTGGTGAAGCCCTTCGCGTCTTTCTGGCCCCCGGGCTCGATGTACGCGAACACGTGGTCCGGGAGGTTGTTGATGGTGGCGATGTCAACCTGAGTCATTCGGAAAACCTCCCCGGCCGGTTGCTCCCATCCGGCCGTTCAGTGAGATACATCAGTTGCCCTTGCGCTTTCCGGATGGTTTCCCTGGCTTGGCCGCCGCCGGCTTGCTTTGGCTGGAAGGCAGGTCCGGGTATTTTCTTTTCACCGCGGCGCGGACTTTCGCCTTCTCCGCGGATGTTCCGTTCGCCGCCACCCGGGACAGGGCGTTCGCGCCCCGGGCCTTGGTGTCGATGGGATAGGCGTCCGCCCCGCCGGGGCCGCCCCCGGGCAGTGCGTACGATCCGGCCGGGGCCTTGGTGTTCGGTGCTGGCTTGCCCGCTTTTTTCCGTGGCGGCATCAGTTGGCTCTCCCGTTCCCGTTGTGGCTGTGGCCGTTGCTGTGACCGTTGGCGTGGGCCAGCGGCCGGTCGTCCACGGGGAACGGCCCCAGGTATTCCGGCCCGTCAGCCCTGGCCCGCTGTTTGCGCCGCGCAGCCAGGAACGCCTTGATGAACTGCTCGTCGGCCAGGGCCTCGGCGTCGATCTCGTGGCTGCTGCGGGCGGCGCCGATCATTTCCCCGACCAGCGTCGCCGGGCCCGGGGCGGACAGCGGCTCCTGGTCCGGCTGCGGGGTGAGGCCTTCCTTCTGAAGGTCTTCCAGCTTGTCGGCGGCCAGGTCCATCTCCAGCGTGATCTGCGGCAGCATCGAGTTCGGGATACCGCGGATCGACCGGGACATGGCCACCATGACGTCGAGCGGGATGACCTCCCCGCCGGCCTGGCCGGGCATCGGCGGCAGGTCCTCTTCGTCCCGGATCTCGTCCACGGTCTTCATGCCGAACGCGCGCTGCTGGGCGTAGATCTCGGTGCGGGTCCGCAGGTCGGTCTTGAGCAGCGCGTCGGTGTTGAACCGGACGTACCGGTTGGCCGGGATGATGTCGAAGAACGCGGTCTCCAGCCGGACCAGCCACGGGCGCAACGCCTCGATGATCTGGAGCGTGCTCATTTCGACCGTGTTGTAGGTCAACGAATCCCCCCTATTCCCACCGACTCGGTCGGGAGGGAGGCCGTAGACCGCGGCGATCTGGGTGGCGTTCATCTGGGTGGCCTGGAGAAACTGGCTCTCGGACGGCGGCACGACGACGGGCTTGTAGTCCCAGTCCCGGCCGTAGACCAGCGGTTCCCGGCGCCGCAGCGAGCTGACCAGCGCCGACCGGATCTCCGCGGCCTGCGCAGCGTCGATCTCGATCTCGTTGTTCTGGAACGTGCCGGGCGGGAAACCGCCGCTCTTGTACCAGTCGGTGCCGTACCGCTCGGCTTCCAGGCCGCTGGTCACGGTCAGCGCGAACGCCCGCAGCGGGGAGATCCCCTCGGTCCGGCCGGGGACACTGAACGCCTTGATGTGGAACAGCTCGTCCCGGCCCATCTGCCGGCCGTAGACGTAAATCGTGGACCGCAGCGGATTCCAGGGCTGCAACTCATCGTCGATGACGCAGACGTCTTCGGGCGAGATCCACTCGATGCCGGTGGGGAACCCGTAACCGTCGCGGCCGGTGATCAGTCCCCAGGCGTTGCCCTGGAGCAGCAGCGACGTCATGCACTGGAACATCCAGTCGTAGACGGTGCCGGACACCGAGGGTTTGTCGAAGATGCTCGGCCCGCTGTACCGGATCGTCGGGCCGGCCCCGGTCGGCTGCTTCATGTAGGTCTTGATCGGCAGGCTGGCCAGCGAGTCGGCCAGCAACCGGACACACGAATACAGCGCCGGGAGGCCGAGTGCCTCATCGACGCCGAAGAACTGCCGCGCCGGGTGCAGCGGCCCGCCCTGGGAGAATTTCCAGAAGGGGCTGTCCCAGGGGCGTAATCGCCAGGGCACTCCGCCGATCGCCCTGCTTTCCGCCCGGGGGCGGGTGGACTTAATCCGGTCAATGAGACCCATGACCCACATCACCTCCCCCCGCAAACGGGGTAAAGGGTGACGTAGCGCGCGGCTCAGCGCAGGGCCGGGTGGCCTGCATACGCGAAATGAGCCCCACGGGCGGGTCGTCCCTTGCTGGAGGGTGGTGACCCGGCTCCGCAAGGCGGCCTCTAGGGCGTGACTATCTGCACACAGACTACGCTCTGTTCAGCCTTTTTGCTGCATTGAGGTGTCAGGAAAGTGACAGTCGTCAGCGCGGGAGGGGACGTGGCCGGGTGGTGCGGTCAGCCTAACTCTCCGGTGACGGTTCTTCGTCCTCCGGGCTACGCTGCGGCCACCCGGCGCCGGACCGGAAACCGTACTCCACCGCCATCGTGATGTCCGCGACGATCCGCCAGCACACGCCGGCCACCCAGGCCAGGGCCGCGAAAATGGCCATGAGGGCCGCTTCGATCCCGCGGCCCGCCGCGAAGAACACCACGGTGAATACCGCAGGCGCGGCCGGCTCGCCGCCCGGTTCCTGCTCTGCGATGTCCCGCACTGCCGCCAGCTGCATGATCTTATTCTAGCGGCCAGGCACAGAAAAGCCCGGCGCCGTCCTGGTGCGCAGGGCGACGCCGGGCTCTCCCGGGCAAACTTTGCGGCAAACCTCTCGTTCCAGAACCGGGCAGGCGCGATGGTCAACCAGATCCGGGAGCCACGATACCCGGTTAAATTAACCTCGGCGAGAGACCGGGCCCGTAATGATATGAGCGATCAGCTGCGGGCTGCACCCGACTGCCAGCGCCAGCTTCGCGTAGGTCCATGAGTTCCGTTCTTCGGCCCACAGCTGCCGGATCATCCGGTCTCGCTGCTCCCGGTGCACCCCGGCCAGCCGCTCGCTGTCGGCGGCCAGCCGGTGGTGCTCCCGGGCCTGCTGCACACGGACATCCATCAGCGTGCATCCAGTTCGTGCTCTATCCCGGCGACTCGCTCCCCGATCATGATCCGGGTTCCCGGGTCGAGGGCAAGCCGTTTGATCAGCCGGATCAGTTCCCGGGCGAGTGCAATACCGCTGGTGCTGTACATGCCTTCCATCAGGCTGAGCACGTTGTCCCGGGTCAGCCCCGCGTCGGTGGCCATCATGGCGTCGACCTTGGCTTCCATCTCAGCCACGATCTTCGGGCCGAACCGCCCCACCCGCCGGTCATGCTGCTCCCGGTGAAATCGCCGGGACTGCTGGCCAGCCGCGGAGTAGCACGGCGGCCAGCAGTGACAGTCGAACGGATCAGAGGGACACACCGAGCGGGACCGGGCGTGCATCAGAGATCGCCGCGCCCGAAGTCGGCCAGCAGCTGGGGCACCGCCGAGTCGAAACCGGCGATGTCCATGCTGCCCGGGTCGGCCGGGTCAGCGATAGTAAAGTCCATCGCGGTCATGCCGACCACCGACAGCCGGGCGTTGATGCCCATCTGCTGGCGGTACTGCTCCAGCGCCTGGTGCGGGTGCATGGAGCCGGCCCAGGTCTCGTTGTCGGTGTAGATCGAGAAGTGGTCGACCTCGACGCGGTTCTGGAGCGCCCACAGCATCGGCAGCGCGCAGTCGGTGCCGCCGAACGGCAGATTGCTGACCGTGCGGATCGCGTCGTCCAGGCGCTGCCGCGGGCTGATGTTCAGCTGCGTGAGCGCCGAGTCGTTCCGCCAGCCGTAACCGCCTCCCCGGCCCCCGCCTGACGTGAATCCCGCGATCATGTGCTGCGGCTCGGTGGCCGCGGTGACCAGCGCCAGCGCGGCTGAGGCCTCCCGGCAGGAGATCGGCAGCCCGGACACGGCCTGCGTCATCGACCCGGACACGTCCAGAGCCAGCATGGTCCGCTTTCCGGCCGGCTCAACGGCACCGTAGGCGGCGTAGAACGCGGCGTCCAGGGCGTCGGTGATCTGGGCCACCGGGGCCCACACCATCGAGCCACGCAGGCCGTGACCGCCGGCGTAGGTGCGCAGCGCGATCAGGACGTTGACCGGGTGCACGCGGCCAGCCTTCAGCCGCTCGGGGTCCGCGAGCTGCGCGGCCACCGCGGCGGTCGTCGCGCTCATCGGGGCCAGCACGCCCAGCTTGGTGAGCCGGGGCAGCTGCCGCATCAGCGCGGTCTGCGGCATGCCGTTGGCGATCAGGGCTTCCCAGATACCGGCGTAGGTCAGCGCGGCGTCGGGCAGCATCTCCCACGACAGACCCGGGTTCTCCTGGATCAGCCGCGTCCACGCCTCCGCCTGCTTGCGGTCGGTGGCACGCCGCTGCGTACCCGTAGGCATGTCCGGGGTCCAGGTGCCAATCGCCTGCGCCTCCTCGAACGCGGCGATCAGCGGCGGCACCGAACCGATGCTGACGTCCTTGCCCGTTGCCCAGCGGAAAATCTCCCGGTGCTGCGGGTGCGCGAGCCGGAGCAGATCGCGATGCGTCCAGCCTTCCCGCTGGCGGTACTTGACCAGCTGGTAGGCGAGCTGGTCAGCGTCGTCCTTGGCCTCGTACCAGCGGGCGATGGCGTTCCGGAGTCCCCGGCCCCAGCCGCGGAACTGCTCGACGTACCCGGCAAAGGTGAACAGGTGCGTGCCGGTCCGGGCCACCTGCGGCAGCAGTCCCAGCGCGGTCTGCCGGCCGGTGGCATCCCCGAGCGACGCGGCAGCGGCCAGCGCGAACAGCGCCGGGTTGTTGCGGGGCGCCCGGCCGGCCTGCGAGATCTTGACCGCCTCGTTCACCAGGCCCACGGCGTCGGCCCGGGCCCACTCCAGCACGATCGCGGCGTTCTGCTTGGTCAGCTCCTGCTCGGAGGTGTAGTAAGTGCCGCCGTCGGTGCCGAGGGTCAGAAACCGGTGCAGCCGGGCCATCTTGCCTGTGGTGAAGGTGAAACCGCCGGCGCTGTTCGGCACCTGGCGGGTATCGGCCTGCTCGGCCTGCGGGGTACGGCGGGTGCTGATCTGGGCGAGGGGGTCAGTGCGCGGCATCATGGGGTCCTTCGCTGTGGTAGAACGTGCCAACCATGAGGGAGTCGTCGGTGTACAGCCGGAACCGGTCCAGGGTGTAACCGAGGGCGGCCAGGGCCACTTCGGCACCGGCCATCGCTGTTTCCGGGTTGTCGGCGGTCAGGGTCATGGACGTCTGATCCGCCTGATCCGGACTGGTTTCCGCGAGTATTGCTCCTGGCAAGTGGGGGTACACGACCCGGACCGTGATCTTCTCCGGCCACTCCGCTGGGCGCAGTACACGCGGCCGGTCCGGATCAGCCAGGCTGGCTCGCTCGGCCTGGGCCAGGCGTTCCGCTCTCGCGGGGTCTTCCGCGTCGCGGGCGGCTTGTGCCGTAGCTAGCTGGGTGGCTTCTCGCTCTGCCCAGCGCGCACGAGGAGTGCAGGCACTGTTCATGATCGTGGGGTCCTTCTGATCAAAAGTCCTGCGGGCTAAAAATGTGAGCTGGGAGACCCTGTTTCCAGGGGTTGCAGGTTCTCATGCCTGCGATGACCGGTTACCCGGTCTGGCGAGATAACCAGTTCACGCCGGCCCGCAGGTCAAGCGCATACGTATTCAGTTAGGGGAGCCTTGCGGGCTAAAAATGCGAACCGGGTTGTAGCGCTCCGTCCTGAGCTACACCAGCAGGGCTGATGGCAGGGACTCCCACCCTGCGGCCTCTCCATTACAAGTGGTAACCGATTCACGCCGGCCCGCAAGGACCAGCACGTTCTCTTCAGTTAGAGCCCCGCGGGCTAAAAGTGCGAACCAGGGTGCCCGCCAGCAGTGGGCGTTACCTGGGAGTTGAGGCCCGGGTAGGTGGAATCGAACCATCGATAACTGATTCACGTCGGCCCGCGGGGGCCAGTGTTATAGGTAAGGCAATCGGAGCCTGCGGGCTAGTGAGTGACCACCGGGTTTTTTCTCTGATGAAAGGGATAACCGATAGTCTCCGGCCCGCAGACAGCCGGTTGCTTATAGGTGACGGGCTAGGGGTGCGAACCGGGGTTAGCGACTTAGGCCACTCGTCCACGTCCCAGCTTTCGCCGGGGCGGCGGGATTCGAACCCGCGTCTCTCCTTCCGCAGAGGTAACCGATCCACTTCGGCCCGTCAGTACGACTATAACGCATTATAGCGGCGCGTGCAAGCCGCTTAGCGTCTGGGTTATCCACAGAGTTATCCACAGCGTGTGCATATCGCAGGCCCGGCGGGGGTCGAACCCGCGTCGTATCGCTTAGGAGGCGGTTGCTCGTCCACTGAGCTACGGGCCTTCGAAGAGGCGACAGCGGGATTCGAACCCGCGATCACAACACGCTTTGCAGGCGCGCACCTTGGTCCACTCGGTCATGTCGCCGTGATTACTGCCCGTGTTCAGGGCAATCGATGATTGAGGTTGTGGTGGCCTCGGTATCGTTGCCGAGGATGCACCGGCACAGTTCCGTCGGCAGCACACCACGCTCTTTCAGTACCTTGTACTTGCCGATGGCACGTTCGTACAGGTCGATCACTTGCTCATCTGGTTCTTTATCGTTCACGTGCGCCCAGAGGGATTCGAACCCCCGGCCCCTGCCTTCGGAGGGCAGTGCTCGTCCGCAGAGCTTTGGGCGCTTGGACAGGGCGACGACCTTACGGCCGGGACAGCCACCCCTGCTGTACTGAATGACCCTGCTACCGGCTGCTCGGTCAGCGCAGGGGTCCAGTTGTGGCAGGTGCTGGGTTCGAACCAGCGCAGGCATAAGCCGACGGTTTTACAGACCGCTCCCGTTGACCGCTTGGGTAACCTGCCGCGGATCTTGCGTGGTCAGTGAGGGACTCGAACCCCCGCGGTCCTGCTGTGTGAAAGCAGCGCTCTGCCGCTGAGCTAACCGACCGGGGTGGGTGACGGCGAATTGAACCCGCATCTCCGGGCTCACAACCCGGCGCCCTGCCATTGGACTACACCCACAACATGGGGGAGGCCGGCACGGACTTTCACCGCTGCACACAGCCAGGGCTTGTTTCATCCCCGTTTGCGGCCTCCCTGGTGCGCCCGGAGGGATTCGAACCCCCGCCCGCCTGATCCGTAGTCAGATGCTCGTCCACTGAGCTTCGGGCGCATGATTTTTCGTAATTTAGAGCTACACTAAAAGACATGTTCGGACTGTACGGGAACGTTCGCGCGATAGTCTTCGCGTTTGCCCTGGTCCTGATCGGAATGACGATCGGCGGCGACGGGCACCAGGCGGCCTCGATCGTTTCGCACATCTTCACACCGCTGTTCCACCACCCGTTCATCGCGACAGGTCTGATCATCGGCATCATCATCGGATGCTGGATGGGCCAGGAGCGGGCCGTCACCCGGATCGGTGAAGCTGAGATGAGCGATGTTCGCCGTGCCATCCGTACTGGTAGCGGAGACGACTGATCCTGGTGGTCGCTCAGGGATTTGAACCCCAGGCCCCCGGTATGTCATACCGATGCTCTGACCGCTGAGCTAAGCGACCGGGAGTGGTGAGCTGTTAGCCTGCCGCAAGCGGAGACGGCGGCACTCAGGCGACGGTCTCCGTGACCGGCTGCACGAGGCGCCCGGCGTTCCGGACTACCGGGCCTCCAGTCCTTCTCACCACAGCGGTGACGACGGGATTTGAACCCGCGGCGGCCGGATCGACAGTCCGGTGCTCTGGCCTGGCTGAGCTACGCCACCATGTTCATGCGCTGTCCCGGCAGGACTCGAACCTGCAACTCTTCGGTTAACGGCCGCTCACTCTGCCAATTGAGTTACGGGACAATGGATGGTCCCTGGTTGTTTGGTCCTTATTTAGCAGGACGAGCCACGTATTCCCCAGGGCTTACGCTCCGCGCCAGTCGGAGACCATCGTGTACACCTCGTTTCGGCCCGGCTGCAATGGCCAAGGGCTTACCCGCCAGAGGCGATCGTTAGTGGCGGAGGGCGGATTTGAACCGCCGTACCCCGGGTTATGAGCCCGGACTGGGACCAAACTCCAGCTACTCCGCGGTGCTCCGGGCAGGATTCGAACCCGTCGTCTCCCTGCTTGAAAGGCAGGTGTCCTTGGCCGCTGAACGACCGGAGCGATGCCCCCGGCTTGACCGACCAGGGAATCGAGATCCCGCTGCGCGCCGCGGGATGCACGGGGCCGTCTTTAAGCGCGGCCATTCAGGTGGTCCCGGCGGGCTTTGAACCCGCGTCACCGCCTTGAGAGGGCGGCATCCTGAGCCGACTAGACGACAGGACCGTGATCGTGCGCGCGGCAGACCCGCCGGGGTCTCGCGCTGGTACATCCAGTGAACGCGGGATCACACGGCCGGAGATCAGCTGCTCTCCCGTGGTCCCTCATCGAAGGCCCGGCGGGCCCTTGTTACACCGTTGTGCCGGGCAGCCCGCCGCATGCCCGCGACCTGCTGCCTGGCGTGATCATCGTATGTGCGCCGGGAGGGATTTGAACCCCCGCGCTTTCGCTTAGAAGACGGCTGCTCTGTCCAGACTGAGCTACCGGCGCCGGGTGGGCCGCCAGGGACTTGAACCCTGAACCCTCGGATTAAAAGTCCGCAGCTCTGCCGATTGAGCTAGCGGCCCGCTAGTAACGGAACGGGTACGGTTTTCGGTTCATGTGGTGCCTCTTTCCGTGTAACTAGGGTCTTACTGGCCCCCGGCCAGGCCTTGCGGCATGGGCAGGTGGGGGATGCTGGTTTCGGGGCACGTCGTGGCGCCGTCCGGGCCGGCCCACCAGTTGCTGGCCACCGTCAGCACCGCGGTGCAGTGGCGGCACACGATCTGCCCGGGCAGGATCGGGACACGCTCTTCCTGAACGTTGCCAGGCTGGCCGGACCAGATCTGCGCCGGCATCCGGGAACCCGGGGTCCAGCGCTCGGCCCGGATGCCCGCATCCTCGGGCAGGTCCCCGAACTGGCCGGACGGCGGGCGCATGCCCATGGCCTCCTCGAAGCCCTGCTGGGCCAGCCCGGTCAGCCGCTCCGGCGCGTGCCAGGTGGCGATCTTCTCCCGGCACGCCTGGCAGAACGGGTCCCGGGCCGCCGGATCGGGCGTGAACTCCTGGTGGCAGCCCCAGCACTGAGCAGGAAAATCAGCGTCGCTCATTGCCTAAGGCTACGTGGTAGGGGAGACGGGATTCGAACCCGCGTGCCTCCGATTATGCGTAGCGCGGGTGGGATTCGAACCCACGTCCTTCGGTTTATGAGACCGGTGCTTGTGACCAGCTCAGCTACCGCGCCTTGTTTTATGGCCCTCCAGCGCACCCGTACGGCTCCTGCACGTCCGGCAGCAGAATGTCCGAGTCCCGCCCTTGACCAAATGGGTCTGACGTCGCTCTCGTTCAAACGCTGTGTCACAGCCAGGGCAGACCAGCGTCACCATCGTTCGGCCTTTGCCAGCTTTCTGTCTGTTGGCTTTCCCGGTGAGTACCTGGAGGTTCACTGAATCATCGTTCAGCCGGTCATCATCGACGTGATCGGCTTCCTCGCCCGGGGCAAGCCAGCGACACTCATGAATACACATCAGGTATCGGGCATAACTCATTGATGTCTTGCTGCCGTCAGAACGCACGATTGCCACTATCCGCCGGGTACCCCGGGAGCCTCCTTCGTAGGGTCCGTATACGCGGCAACCCTCAAACGGGGTCTCGCTAGGGAGCAGCTTAGCCATACCTTTATTATACCCCGGGCGCTTGAACCTGCTCAGCTACTCCCCGGTGGGCGAGGGTGGATTTGAACCACCGACCTTTTCCTTATCAGGGAACTGCGAGAACCAACTACGCTGCTCGCCCGGGATCTTTCCAGAGGGTGATGTGGGATTCGAACCCACGGAGGACACTCCCGTGCCTCAACGGTTTTCGAGACCGCCGCCTTCGCCCGCTCAGCCAACCACCCAGGGTTATACTGTCCCTTGCCGTGCAACTTGCGTGAAAGGGAGCCTTGCATCATGCGTGCAGTTGAACCAGAGCCCGCGGTCTGCGATCCCCGGCTCGGCAACACCCTCCGGAAATTGCGCGAAGCCGTGCCGATGTCCGGTACACAGGCAGCCCAGGCCACCGGCTGGTCGGCGTCCAAAATCTCGCGAATCGAAGGCGCCCGCATCGCTGTCCGCATCACCGACCTGGAACGTCTGCTGGATCTGTACCAGATCAGCG